GCAAAACAATTAAAACTCACGGAAGGAGCATAAGCATATGACAAATGAAAACGATAAAAAAGTAACTTCACGTGCGAGCCAAACTCGGTCAAATACTGATAGACCAAAAGAGTGGGCTCCTCCATCTTCTCTAGATGCACCGACTGCGCCGGATGGATTCCGACACAGATGGATACGAGCAGAGAGTTTAGGGTTTCAGGACACTAAAAATATCTCTGGAAGATTAAGATCTGGTTATGAATTGGTGAGAGCCGATCAATATAAAGATTCTGATTTTCCCGTAGTCACTGATGGTAAATACGCAGGAGTGATTGGGGTAGGTGGCCTTGTACTCGCAAGGGTGCCCGAAGAAATCGCAAAGTCGAGAACTGAATATTTTAGGAAACAATCTGAAGGTCAGGACGAGGCTATTGAAAGTGATTTAATGAGGGAAGAGCATAAGAGTATGCCAATCAATATTGATAGGCAATCTCGCACAACCTTCGGTGGCAAAAAGTAATTTTACTTAAACCAACGGATTAAATCAATCGTACTGGAGGCCTCTAGGGGCAGGTACATATAAGGAGACAACAACTATGGCAAATAGAAATGAAGCCGGATTTGGACTAATTCCTTCAATGGTTGCTGGTAATACACCATCAACTCATGGAATGTCTAAATACGAAATAGACGCTGCTGAATCTAATGCTATTTTTAACGGAGAGCCAGTAAAGGTAGATATTTCTGCATCTACTGGTGGATACATCGTAACAGCGGGTGCTGGTACTGCGGCGGTTGGAACTCTAGGTGGTGTGTTTTTCACAGCAGCTGGAACTTTAAAACCAACGTTCAGTAACTTTTACCCTGCATCGACAACTCCTGCAAATAGCGAAGACGTAACAGCCTTTGTATACGACAACCCAAACCAAGAATATATTATTGCATCTGATGCTACTTTAGGTAGTTCACTTGCATTAAGAAAATCTAAAATTGGATTGACGTACGCCACTACATCAGTAGCTGGTTCAACACTAACAGGTAGATCAAGCGTTATGCTGGGCATCTCAACTGCGGCAACAACTGCTAAACAATTGAGAACGGTCAGAATCGCTGAAGATATCGAAAACCAAGATCAAACTGCAGCAAAATGCTCAATGGTAGTATTAATAAATCTGCACCAATACAAAGTTGGATCTTTGGCAACAGGAATATAGGAGTATAAAATATGGCTATATCAAGAGCACAACTCGTAAAAGAGTTAGAGCCAGGATTGAATGCACTATTCGGCCTGGAATATAATAGGTATGATAATCAGCACGCTGAAATTTATACTAATGAATCAAGTGACAGAGCTTTCGAAGAGGAAGTAATGTTATCTGGATTCGCGAACGCACAAGTAAAAGGTGAAGGTTCTGGAGTATCATATGATGATGCACAAGAAACTTTTACAGCACGTTACAACCATGAGACAATGGCTTTAGCATTTGCTATTACAGAAGAAGCTATCGAAGATAATCTTTACGATAGAATCTCTTCTAGATACACAAAAGCTTTAGCTAGATCTATGTCAAATGCGAAACAAGTGAAAGCAGCAGCTCCACTGAACAATGGTCTACCAGCAGTAGATGGTTTTGATTCAGGGGATGGTGTTTCTTTATTTAACACTGCTCACACAACTGTGAGTGGAACTAATGTTAGTAATACACTTACAACGCAAGCAGACTTAAACGAAACTTCATTAGAGCAAGCGATGATTGACATCTCTGCAATGACTGATGAAAGAGGTTTAAGAATAGCAGCTAGAGCACTTAAAATGATTGTTCCACCTGCTAATCAGTTCAATGCTGAAAGACTTATGAAGTCTCAAGGTAGAACTGCAACTGCTGATAATGATATAAACGCAATCGCGTCTATGGGGATGCTTCCTCAAGGTTACAGAATAAATAATTTCTTAACTGACACTGATTCGTTTTACATTATTACTGATGTACCAAATGGTATGAAAATGTTCACAAGAACTCCATTGACAACTGCAATGGAAGGTGACTTTGATACTGGTAACGTTAGATACAAAGCTAGAGAAAGATACTCGTTTGGAGTTTCTGACTATAGAGGTATCTTCGGCGTTGAAGGTGCGTAAACAATAAAACTTTTTGTGGCCGGACATGATTCGGCCACATTTAACAAATAACATGGTGAGATCATGAAAACATTCACAGTAAAAATATGGGCATACGATCATTGCGCTAAATTTAACGTTTTAGCTGAGGATAATGCTGTTTCTCTTGAAGAATCAATCCTTGACAAATTGGGAGATAAGAGTATAAACTGGGAATATCTCGGAAATACATTTAATCACGAGGTAAAACGTATAACTTATGAAGAGGTTATAAATGATACAAGACCTATACAAAGCAAAAAGGTCCTTGGAGTTGAAGTGGGAACAGGAGCATCTATCTAATGACAGGTATACTCTTGAAATGGTCAGAATTGATGACAAGGTTAAAGAAGTTATCACTAAGATCAAGCTTGAAGAAGCTCAAATTGCCCACAGGCAGAATAGCGTTGAAGGCGCTGCTCCGCAAGTTTCTGTAGCTACTTAGAACAAAAGCTACATCGCTGAAATCGCACTTTTACTGTAGGATCTCTTGCACTCTACTAAAAAGTAGAATATAATTTACACACTATATATAAAAAAACTTTAAATGTAGACGCGTATAGTCGACAACCCTAGGGACTACATTTAAATATTCTAGGAGGAATATAAACATGGCATCAACAACAACCTTTACAGGGGTCGTTCGTTCAGAAAACGGATTCTCTGATATAACAAAAACAGCATCAACTGGTGCAATTACTACTAACTCTACTTATGGTACTAACGCTGATATAGGTGGAACTTTAGATGTAACAGGTGTAACAAAACTTGCAGGAGCAACTAACTTAGTAACACCTTATGTATCTTTAACAGCAGCAACTTCTGCTCCAACAGCAGCACAAAGTGGAACTACTTTTGTTTTTAACAGAGCAGCAGGTGTAGTAGTAACTTTACCAGTTGCAGCAGTTGGTATTAGATATAAATTTATCGTTGGTACAACAGTTACATCTAATGTTTTAAGCATTAAAGGATCATCAGCTACAAATGGTTTTACAGCTTACTCGATGGTTTCTGTAAAAGATAAAGATAACAATGTTACTCAAGATAAAATATTTTTAGCAGATGGATCAGATGATGATGTATTTTCTATGAACGGTGGAACTACTGGTGGATTTTTAGGTAGTGTTATCGATGTACTTGGCGTAGCAGCAGGTGGAGCTAGTTTTGCAGCAGTATGGCATTTAAATAGTGACTTACTTATTGCAGACGGTACTTTAGCAACACCATTCGCATAATAATTAATAACTAGAGTGGGACTTCGGTCCCACTTAGTAATCTTGATTAAGGAGGGATTATGGCAGACGTAGTAACAGGACCAACTATCATGCAAGAAAATGATGTTAGAGTGGTTATAAAAATAGTAAATCAATCAGACGGAACAGGTGGAACAACTATATTTGGAGATGTTTCAGCATTAGCAGCAAACGCAAATGGACAAACTTGTCTACACTTAGTGTTACAAAGAGTATGGTTCTCTAGTGATACTGGAAATGGTGGAGATTCTTTTGCTCGTTTAGACGAAGAAGATGATGATGGCGATATACCTATCATTGGTTTAACTGGCGCAGCTTATTGGGATTTTAGAGAGTTTGGTGGATTAAAAACTGATAAATCAAACAACACTAACGAAAGCGATGTTAACTTTGTAGTTCCCGGTGCAGCAGACTCTGGAAACATGTACACAGTAGTAGCTGAATTTATAAAATTATATTAGGAATAAACTATGGCCAACACAACGTCAGGCGCAGTTATTTTTGATAAAACCTTTGCTGTTGATGAAATAATAGAAGAAGCATACGAGAGAATTGGTTCTCAAGTAAGCTCCGGTTATCAATTAAAAACAGCAAGACGTTCTTTAAACATTATGTTTCAAGAATGGGGTAATAGAGGTCTACATTATTGGGAAGTAGGAGAAACTGATATTAATCTTGTAGAAGGTCAAGCTGAATATATATTTTTTAGAGCAACTTCAGATGGTACAAGTGCAGTTACAACTCCTGCTAATACTTATGGTGTAGCAGATGTTCTTG